AGACGTGTGTTGCTATTTAAGTCTAGTATTAAATCATTTGCAGCAAGGTTAGCTTTATTATAAGGCTTTGCAGGTACACGGATACCGTCAGGCATTTCTAATGCTACATAACCTTTCTGAACATAGGTACGCATGATGTTGTTAGAACGTACAACGGCTGCAGTATTAGAGATAGCAACTTCTGCATCATACGCATCAATAACTTTCTGATCAGGTAGTTTACCTGTTAGTTGTTGGTAACGATTAGAGAACTCTTCTTGTGTGTACCATGCACGGCGTGAAGCCTCAACAGGATCATCACGTAGTTTACCTACAATAGAGGCTAGGTTAGCACGTTCAGTAGGGCTAAGAGCATTGATCTTCTTCGCTTCACGTTGAAACACACCTTTTACTGCAGACTGAGAAGCTTCGCCCATCTGAGCTAGTGTAGTTAGACGATCAACACCACGTAGTGCAGTAGAACCCATAAGAGTATTACCGAATACTTTACCTATCGTGTTACGCACAATACCACGTTCCATCTGAACTAACTCAGTAGGATCGATAGATTCAATATCACCAGTTAAATCTAGGTTCTGTCTGTGTTGTACTACATAACCCTGTAGTTCATCTGCAGAGTTACGAACTGGTACAACTTCACCGCCTGTTTTTTCTGCTAGACGTTGAACTGCAGCAGAAGGTTCACCTGATGGTGTTGGTTTGTAAGGAGTACCGTCGGTAGTTTTACCTAACTTAACATTAACAATGTAGTTGCCGAAACCTGTGCTTTCTAAGTCTGATGCAAATACAGGATTATCTACACGTTGTTCAAAGTCAGCTACCACTTTAGCTACAGAGTCAGCCATAGCTTCTTTATCTACGACACGACCCATAGCACCACTCTCGTAGATGCTTTTAACGTCTTCAGCTAGACGGTTCTTATTTAGTGCTCGTGCATACCAACCTTCAGGTGTTGGAGTAGCAGGTGGATGTGGATTAATAACACGAGGACCAAGGTCTGTACTAACTTCAGGATCAGCATTACGTTTCAGAATACCTTCACCAATCTGAGCAGCAACCTCTGGCCCCTCAGTGTCAGCAATACGAGCAATACGAGTAGCAGGTTTAGCGGCGGCACGTGCAGCTTTAAGTCCTACCCCTGCTAGTTCACCTAGACCTGCAAGATCAAGAAGTGCGAATGCTTTATTAATACCTGCTTCACTGTCATAACCATTGTTAGCAGCTACACTCTTCAACCACTCAAGTTTGTTAGCATCGTTCTCACGTAGACCTTCCTGCATAACCTCTGTAGCAGTCTGTTGGAACCATGCCTTATACTCACTAGGAGACATATTGAGGCGGTTAAACAACATCTCTGTACCTAGACGTTCAGTACGATCAGTAAGTGTCTCAGGAACACCTATAGTGGATTCTCTGAGCACGTATGCACCGAAGTCTAGAATACGATCAAGAACACCTGTCTCTTCTTGAGCAGATAGTTCTTGTAGGATACGTTGTTCAATACGTGTGTTTACTGCAGCACGAATGTCAATAGGACTAACATCGTCATTAGAGAGAGCTTTAGCTTGCTCATAGAAGAAGTCTGGATTCTCCATGAAGTCGTTAGTCTTAAATGAAGCACGATCATAAGCTTTCTGTAGCTCATCTGCTTGCATTTCTTGAGTAAAGAACTTCTCTCGAATCAAAGCTTCAACAGGGTTAGCACTCTGGAACAGCATTTGTTTAGCTTGGCTAGGAGCTAAGTCCTGACCAGTAGCCATAAATGCTTCTTCTTTACTGTCTTCAGAGTCTTCTTCTAGGGTTACAGAAGTACCGAACTCCTCATCAATAGGTGTAATTGTTTCTTCGATGAAGTCGATGGGACGTTCTATGTTCATTTGTATATCCCTTGATTAGCGCATGAAGAAACCGCCAGGATTAATACCTGCGGTAAATACGCTCTGACCTATGTTAAGTGCAGTACCTGCAATACCCATGTAGCTAGAAGCTTGAGAAGAATACATACCTGCTCGTGCAGATGCAACATTAGCCTGTGCCTGTAGAACTCCTGCCTTACCGTATAGAGTGTTGATCTCTGATTGTAAGTCTAGTCCACGTTGACGACCTTGGAAGATTCTCTCTGATAGACCTGATTGTTGAGTAGAGTAACCTAATGCAGCAGATAGTTCTGAACCAATAGATGCAGCACCACCAGATACAGACGATGCACCTGCAGCACCCATTGCTTGAGCTACATTACGCTGACGTGCTCTCATAATCTGTGCTTCACGGATAGCCTGTCTTCGTTGCCTACGTACAGCTAATCGTTCTTGTTGTTGTTGGTTTTCAGCTATCTCTTGTTGTACTTGAATCTGTTCAGTCTGGACTCCTGCTACATCCTCACTGACCTGACCTATATCCGTTTGTATCTGTGTCAGTTCTTCGGTAGCTGTCTGAGCCTGTGCTTGTGCGGCCTTTGCTTTCTTGGTCATGCCTACAGCTAAACCTACAGATGCACCAATAGCAGCCCCTGGTACAACGGCAGCAGTACCCGTTCCTACAACCGCACCGATAGCGGCTCCTGCAAGAGCACCAATCGCAGTAAATACAGCCATATCATAATTCCTTTATATATGCAGTTTCTATTGGCTTGAAGCCTTTACGTTTAAATAGAATACCTGCCTTACCATCAAGTACTACATCAAGAGCAGATAGTCTTGCGTAGTCACATCCTAATTTAGTTGCCCATTCCACGTATGCATCTATTAGTTTAGGAGCAGTCTTACCATTTCTATGAGAAGGTTCTAACCACAACATTAACTCTTGTGATACTATCAAGTCATTGATTGGTAACTCTGTTACAACACCTGCAATAGCACCTACTATCTCGTTATTAAAACAAACTACCTTAACTATTCCTGACTCACTATCTATTAGTTGTTGTAGAGAATTAGCTACTTTGTTAGGGTTGATTGTATTCAAAGCAGGGTGGTTAGTTTCTTTAGAGAATAGCTTTGCTGCAATCGTTATATCTAAGATGTCGCTATGGTTAGCGTCACGTATTGTATAAGACATGAAGTCTCCTGTTCGCTTTCGCATTTAGTGTGTTTGGTTAACTCCACCAAGAATTGAGTATCCAAGTAGAACGAAGTCTTTACCTTGTTCGCTTTCGAACTTGATACGCATTGATCGACCACGACCACGTACTTTCATTCGAGTAGTGATTACTGTTTCAGGGTAATCAAAGTTAAGAAGGTTATTAGCATCTACAACAGGCATAGACTTAAATCTGTAAGCTTGTTGTGCAGTACTAGAACTACTGTTCTTGAAGTCCCAGAATGCAGACACTAACATAGATGAAGGTTTATCTGGTGCGTAACCGTCAGTCTCATTACCTTCCCATGCAGTCTCAGTCAGTCGCATGTAAGTTGTAATGTAAGGTGCAGTCTTCTTTAGGAGTAGATCACCCATGAAGTCATAACCTGCTTCAGCATAAGAGCTATAGTTTGTAGTACCCCAATCTAAGAAGTCTTCTCCTGTGAAGGAACCCATAGTCATCTTATCTGTAGCACCATCACGAATGATCAAGATGATTGCAGGTGAACCTGTAGTTGCTAAGTTCTGAATAGAGACAACATCATCTCCTGCAGAAGTTATAACGTCATCACCTGCGCTAGTTACAACATCAAGTGTAGAAGCTGCAGCACCGAATCCAGAGAAGAACTCAATACCAATAATGGCATCTGTATCTCCTACTTCGTCTTCGACGTACCAAGGATAAAATGCTGTAAGAGGAACATCAAGAACTAGAATATTATTTACTTTAGACTCTACTGTTTCACCATCATCAGGCCATGCCCAGTAAGCACGTTTGTTTACAGGATCAAAGATAGATGTAAGTTTATTCTTAGACTCATTAGGAATACGATCCCAATAAGCTTGGATGGTAGAGATAGTCAAGTTGCTTTCTACAGGACGACCACTCGTAGAGTCGAACTGTAAAGTATGAATACCATTCTTACTCCACCAGATAGGAGAGCCATCAGCAACTACAAAGCTACCCTGACTAACAATACCTACGTCTGTGATCTTCTTAACTGCGAATGCTGTAGGGCTAAAGACACCATCAATACCTTCAATACGCCATACACCATTATCAGCAAAGATATATAAACTAGCATCAATAACGTAAAGTACTTTGATACCAACAGCACCTGCTATTCGAATTGTACCGCCATCAGTATCAAGAACATCACTGATCTGTTCTGATGTAGGATCGTTCTGTTGTAGACATTCACCTAGCTGATAGAAGTCATCAATCAACTGACTAAATAAAATAATGTCTGTGTTTTTAGTACTGTCAAGACCTGCATAGAATGCACGACCTGCAAAGGTAGCCACTGATCTAAATCTACTAGATTCAGTCTCTGTAGTAAGTCCTGAGATACCCGATGCAGTAGCACGATCCTTACTAAAGAAGTCTAATATGTAGTGACCATTGCCTGTAAGACTGTTACCAGTATAAATCTCTGCCCACTCAGCCGCATCGAATGCACCTGTAGCATCTTTACCTGCATACCAAGGATGTGTCAGAGGTGGATAATTACTAGAGTTAGCACTTTGATATGCACTCAATGCAGAGTCACCGTTAGGTGCTACCCAACCTGCGTTCTGTGTATCATACTTACGTGCATCAGAAGGGCTTGCAGCGGCTGTGTCGTATGTTGTAGTATCGCCCTGCCAATCAAAGTCACGTACACGGAAATCAATCTGAGTAACTGTAAGTGTTTCTGATACGTTATCACGTTCAATGTAGATTGGATTAATAGCTTCTGATACTACAATCAACGCACCTTTTAAGGATGTAAAGGTACACTTAGCTTGTGATGCTCCAACACTACCTGCTACTTCATAACTAAGTAGATTTACTGTAGCTGTTTCAATGTTAGCTGAGAAAGGAAGACCAGACTTATTATAAAAATGTAGAGTATCACCATTCTGGAATATCAGAAACTCTAGACCTGACTGCCCACCTACGTTGTACCACGCACCTGTTGTAGTGATAGCATCATCTGCTACAGTAAAACTAGATAGTTCGAAGTTAGTTTCTTTAGCTGCACCTTTACGTCTACGGCGAGAACCGTCACGACGAAGGTCACAGTTTAGTTCATCTACTGATGCGTCTGGTGGGAAAGTAAGTTCACCTGCCTCAGTAATCAAACCTTTAACAAATGTGTTAACTACCCTTTGCGTTAGACTCTGTGGCATTTCGTTTCTTACGCTCCTCGTAGTCCTTACCGAAAGCCTCTCTGCGAACAGCCTTAGAAGGAGTAATATTATTTAGGTATACTTGTATAGCTTTCTTAGCGTTATCTAGAGATGTGTACTTTCCACTTAAATCGCCTGGAACCTTGCCTTTTTCTACATGGACCTCGAAGAATATAAAGCCATCTGGTGATTTTCTTACGTGGATCGGAGTGCTTAGTTTTTCTGGACATGTGGCTTTCAGAGTTTTCTTATCATAATTAATGTCGAACTCAACGTCTACCATAGTACGGCCTTTTGTTTTCTTTCTTCACTCGATACATATCACTCTGCATATATGATTTCTGCCTACGTGCAGCCTGTTCGATCTTCTGATCTACACCACTCTTGAATAATGAAAAACATGTAGACTTAGATTCAGCAATCAAGTATGGGAACAGTACTTCATCAATGTCTGGTGTAAAGTTGTCACTGATTGTAAATGTAGGAATCTTATGGCCTAGTGCCTGTGTCTTGTTCTCTGCTAGAATCTGATCTGTGTCACTCTTGTAGGAGTCCATTACGATATGCAGGTCATCAAATGATGTGTAGTAGGTAGGCATCTGATCATTACGAATAAGTAATGGTGTGTTACCGTTCACATCGTAGACTGTATCTATGTTAGCACCATCCTGATGCAATGTTAAGAACAACAGAGGTTCTATGTACTGTATCTCTCTAAACTCTATATCACTATCAGTGCTTACGTTATAACGAATGAAGTCTATGCGTTTTACAGAGTCGGGTACTTGAAAGTGTGTTGGACGTGCTGAGTTAGACAGACTTACAAGTTTAATTAATTCTTGGTGTTCAGGTATCATACGAGTAGATACCATGTTGTAGTAAACATCACGTACTACAGAGGCAATCTGTTCAGCTTCTATAGAGTCACTAATGCTATTGACATCCTCAGAATCCATGTCTGATAGAATGTTCTGTACTATCTGTAGTAATGTTCTTTTCATTATGAACCATCCACTGAAACTACAAACCACAAGTCAGTATGTGATGAAGCACCACCATTGCAGTTTACTCTAATATAGTCACTTGCTGTAGTTGTGTTGTTAGAAGCAGGTGTTAGAACATCAACATCTCCTGCAGCAGAACCTGATTGAGCAACAGTTATTGTACCCATAGAGCTTCCTGCAGAGTTATAAAAAGTAAATATTACATCACTGCCTGTTATAGCACCTGATAATGTAGTTTGTATCTTAGATATTGTACCTGCGTAGGGCATTGGTAAATAAATATCTGATGATGTAGAAATATCTTCAAAGTGTGCAGTGATCATAGATCGACGTGAAGTCCACGCACCCGATCCTGAACCATTTGCAACATACACATCTCCTGAACTAGCAGTAGATGCCCCCTTCGGCTCATGGAGATAAGGGTCTGTAAGTGCTGAGTGGTTTACGTTTGCCATTTAATTGTTTCTCCTAGAGCAAGTAAGGTAGCCCCCGAAGGGACCCAATTAGATATTAAGCAATCTTTTTGTATTCGATTACTACTTTACCTGCACCTGCAGTAAATGCCGCTGTGCCATAAATAGCAGCAACGTATGCATCTACAGTCAAGTAACCTGTGGCTGCTGTTTGAGCACCGTCACAACGTACAACGTCATTGTCTGCATCAATAGCTGTTTTAGCGATTGTTTGATCAATACCGTCTGCGTCGATGGCATCGCCATTTGCTGCATAAGTACCGATTGACAATGTAGCACTACCACCTGATGTAGCTGCTGAAGTCATTACCAAGGTTGCGCCCAAGATAATAGAACCTGCAGGAATAACTGCATCATTAGGATCAATAGTTACTGTTGTACCTAATGCTGTGAAGTCATCAATATCAAGAACAAAAGACTGAATACCTTCATCAGTACCTGTGTCTTGGACTGCACCTTGATCAGCATTAGTTAAGACTCGAAGTCCATCTGCGTTTGTGTAAGACATAAATTTATCTCCCTATCTCTAATTATACGTTAGTTTTCGAGATAACACGAACCATGTTCTCTGGACGGTACAACTTAACACCGTAACGAGCAGTTGTAACAAACTCATCACGTTGGTAATCTTTGTTGTACTCATAATCCACCTCTGGCATCTGACGCCATGCACCCACGAATGGGTTAGCAGAAGCATCTGCAGAGAAGAACAAGTTAGCTTTACCGTTATCTGTTGAGAAGTCAACATCAGCATCTGCAGAAGTGTCTAGTGCAGAGTCTGTAACGTCAGCTAGATAGTTAGATGTATATACGTCGAAACCATATACGTTAGCAACAAACTGCATACCTGTTGCGATACCGTCACGAACGATACCTTCCCAACGTGGGTTGTTTGCAACTGATACAAGGTCAGACAATGTATTCAGTGTGTACTCAACTGATGGGTCAACAATCGCAACCAAGTTACGATCAGGTACATTTGCCTTTTTAAGAGCGTGACGAGCACGAGCAAAGTCATCAACAGTGATAACTGCGCCTGTACCACCCGCTGCCCAACGGTGTTCAACACCATCGATAGCTTCGTTTGAGTTAGCTGTTACGCCTGACTCTGGTGTAGCAAATGTTGTTGCTTCGAAGTGAGCCATGATAGCACGTTCTTGTTCTGGTACGAAACGAGAAACTAGCTCGTTCATGTAGAACATATCTTGCTTGGCTTTCTTAGTGATATAAGTAGCTGATGATAGATACTTATCAACAGTGAATGTGAACTCACCTGTATCTAGTGGACGGTATTGAACCGCTGTATCTTCAGCATAGTTATCCACTTGTGCTTGACCGATAGATGGGATGTGGAATGTGTCGCCATCAGGGAAACCTTCAAGCATACGCACATAACGCTGTGCCATCATCTCGTCACGTAGAATCTCTTTTAGCTCACCAGACCATACGTCACTGCGAGTTAAGAGAGATACGTTAGAAGTAGTCATAGACATACTCTATCTCCTTATTTAAAGTTGTTGATTAAAGTCCGAACTTACTACCAAGGCGTTGACGATCTTCCATCATTTGTTGTTGTACCTTTGGTGTATAGTATAAGTTACGGTTCTCACGGCGAAGCTTCTGATAATAATTAAAATCACGCTCACCGCCAGTTGTTGTCCCTACAGACTCTGTGCGAACTGACCCTTGAGTTATAGGCTTAAAGGTCTGTTGCTTCTCTCCTAGCAAAGCAAAGAAAGCAGAGGGAGATTCAGATGCAAGTTCTTGCATACGGTCCATACTAATTCCAAGTTCTTGCGACTTGTTAACGAGTACGTTACGTGCTTCTGTTCCGTAGATTTCTTCAAGTGTTACATCCACCTGACGAATGTTCTCCTGAACAGTAGCTTGCTTCTCACGTTCTGTAAGAGTTTTTTCAACAAGGCTTTTTAAATCATCTTCACTCACTGCGAGGTTGGTGTTACCTTCAGTATTCGTGCCACCGTTATTATTGTTATTGGACTCTAGAGGATTTTCGTTGGTGGGTGCCGAAGCCTTTGTCTCTAGTTGTTGTAACAACTGGGCCGCATAGTCTTGCTTAGATAAATCTTCTCGCATATTTGCAAGTTGATCCTCAAGGTTCTTGATATAGGCATCAGCCTCAAGTTTACCTTTAGCAAGTACTTCGGGGTCTTTCCAGTTCTCACCACGTGTCTCTACGAGCTTCTGCAAGTAAGATTCCTGTGGTGAGGTTTCTTGCTGCGTAGTCTCGGTTTGTGTCTGAGTCTCCTTTGGTTGGGTGGCTACAGACTTGTCTTCATCAAAAACTGACATTATTCTTTATGATCCTTACGGTTGAGGTCTATTAGTCTTAGCAGATCATCTAGAGCAGCATTGTACTCATTCACTGCTATTTGTTTTTCAGCCCATCCTGGGCCGTAGTCACGAACAGATTCTTTCTTATAGAGTGTCTGTTCGATAACATCTTGCAAGTCATCAAAGGCATTTCTGTAGTAGAGTACTTCTTCGATGCGCTTGGCTTTTTCCTCACCCCTTAGACCTTTCGTCCAAGCTGAGTGCATTTACTTCTTAACCTTTTTCATCATAGGTTTCTTTTTCTTCTTAGGCATAGGCTTCGGTGGAGCCTTCTTCTTGTATGGTTGTCCTTTTGCAGGCATGGTTACATTCCCATATCTTGTGCAGCCATTAGCTCTTCTTCATTGATCATCTCTGCTTCTTGAGCCATACGCTGAGTTTCTAGTTGTTCACTCACTACAACATTCTCGCCATAGAGTGTGGGTTCACCTAGTTCATATGCAATGATACGAGCTAGTTCTTTACCAGACAAGTGAGGTGCTACGGTTGGGTCTTGTGCTTTAACTGCAGACAACTGAATTAGGTTCTGTACTCTACGAGCACGTTCAGCAAAGTGTCTTGCACCTACAGGAACAATCTTACCGTTAGCTGTAATGTCTTCTCTGGTTATTTCTAGGAACTGTAGGACACCTGCATCATCATCTGATACACGTACAACATCAGCACGGTTCATGTAACGACGAGCAGTCTCAAGCATAGTATTCAACATTGGTTCTAAGAATGTACGCTCGAAGTGTGCAGCCTTGTGTTCAAAGATACGAGATGCAGAGTTCTGTAGTGTCTGTACTTCGAATGCAGTCTTCTCACCTGGAGTACGGATACCCATAGCTTGCTTCGGAGCACCTGCCATCTCTTCCATCTTGTTCTCTAAGACTTGAATCTGTAGGTCTGCGTTTAGTGCAGTAGCATCAGGGGCCATGTAACCTACATCACCTTCTTCACCCATGTATATACGAGCACCAGGTTCGAAGTCGAAGTCCTCTACGTCACCCTTGACTTTCAAGATAGGATAAGCGATCTGATCAAACACATCTGCTTTCAAGTTCTCTAGGTGATCAATGCGGTACTGCATACCTACAAGATTATCTAGTGGACCCATTGCGTATAGGTTATCAGGACGGTTACGCCATCCGCTATGGAAGATTGGTGACTTACCCATCCATGATGGATTCTCTTGATTGTCTAGTACGTGAGCACGGTCTACAATAGTAATCACACGATCTGCCATTAACTGACCTGACATCTGATCGTAGATGTCTCCGTAGAATGTCATAATCTCTACGTAGTCTGATTCGTAGTATTGCTCAATGCTAGTGAAGCCATCAGCAATAAAACCTGCAGCCTTATCGAAGTGACCGTCTGTGCCTCGTACATTTTTACGAGCAGCCATCATCTTATCGAAGACACCCTGTAGATATTTATTTGTAGGGTCTGCATCAATCATACGCTTGATTTCACCAAGAGACTTAATACTCTTAATGATCTTAGGTGAGTCTGCAAATGATGATGCTGTAGGATTAAAACAAATATCGTATGGAGAGATACGTACTACTTTAGGGCCAGTGTACTTAGGAATGTATTCACCGTCTTCTTTTGTAGTAAATCCATCCTGCCAATCAACCATAGCAAAACAGTTACCATATAGAATCCAATCCTGAATCAAGTCAGATACTGTATTTAATAGGTCAGACTGTCTTACCTTATTTTCCATATAGGATTGGATTACATCACGTTTAGCTTTTACTGCAGCATCTCGTGAGTCAGCTTCCCAACGCATCCACTTCTGTTGAGGAAACAATGTAGCGAAGTAGTTAGCGTGTAGGTTGTCTGCGATCTGTGTAATCTTAGGAGTAGTCGTTGTGTTAGACCAAGGAAGGATTGCGTTAGCAGTAGTAGTCGTATCTGTAGCGTATACATAGTTACGTAGCTCTTTAGTACTCTCAATCCAAGAGTTACGTAGCTGATGCCACAAACGCCACTTATCTGCAATCTCTACAGCAAGGTTGTCTGGATCGATAAGATTTTCAATATCAATAGTGTTCATTACCTACTCCCTGCTCTGAAACGGCTATTCGCCCAGACAATATTACTATCACGTTTCCTGTTAAGGTTACGAGTTGGACGCACAGCCATATCTACGGCAGATGCTAGAGCGTCGATAACGTCATCGTGCGGTGGGTTCCTACTAGATAGTTCATCCTCTAGGTACTGTGTGTTACCACCTCTGTAGTGCCACATCTGAAGGTTGTCATATCTAGGTTCTAGAACCGAAGCAATACGCTCTTGTTTATTACCTTGTTGTTTGTTAGGTCTAAACTCATCAATACTTAGAGCTAGTCCGTGTTGCTTAATTAAATCTTTTAGTTGTTTCACGATAGCCATCTGAGCAACAGTAACCTCTGCACGTAGCTTACGGAATGACCATTTGTTGTGCATATCAAAGATGTGATCGAAGTACTCTGATATACGTTCTGTTCTGAACCTGTCGATGTCTAAAACATAAACATTATTATCTGCATCTACTCCTACAAGTACCAAGGCAGTGTAGTCAGCTTTTGCTCTCATACTAAACGCAAAGTCAATAGCAGCGAATAGATTAAGTTTATTATCTTTGTAGAACCAGAAGCCATTATCTAGATGCAAGTGCTTCCTATCGAAGTACTGTATCTTGTCTCTACCTACAGGTACGTTATCTGGATCACTAGGATCGTTGTAGTACTGTGCTCTGAACTGACCTTTGTCGAGGTACTTACCACGTTTCTTAGCGAGTGTAGCTATATCGAACCCGAACCACTTACCATCTTTACGTTGTTGTTTAGGCCATAAGAACTCACCAGTACCATCACCACGATTCTCTACAGGTTTCTCTAGAATCTCGTATATCTGATCCTCACCTGTCTGTTCACCCTGATCATCATAGAGAACTTCTTTCATCTCCATCAGATCATTGTACAAGTCCTTGCTGTGGTAGCGTGTACCTACTACCCACTCCCTAGCGTCAGCACCTTCGATAGATGACAGCAATGAGTACTGACTTGCTACTTTGTTACGGCCCTCTAGGGTAAGAGCATTCTCAGCTACAACTACGTCATCAAGTACAGCAATGTCACAGTGTAAACCTGTCAGTGATGTAGTCAAGCCACCTGTAAAGATACTAGGATCACGGACATTCTCTTGCTTACGTAGTGGGTGATCTAAGCTGATCTCTGAGTTAGTCCACCGTGTACGTTTACCCTCTTCAGCGTGGATGTGTTCAGGCCAGTAACGTCTATAGATTTCTGAGGTAAGGATACCTTTAATGAAACTAAGTTGTTTCTCAGCGAGGTTTGCTGTAGCAGAGATATACAGGATACGTAGTGTAGGGTCTTTAGTTAGTTCCCATGCTACCCTGTAAGCAATAAGCCTTGACTTACCGTGGTCACGTGGAAAGAGAAGAAGCTGATAGTTACGTGCGTCCTCTCTTGTCCACCATTCTATGACCTCTTTATGGCAATCCCCTAAGACCTGTTGTGGGGCAACTAACTGAATAAAGAACTCTAGATCATTCTCAGCAGCTTGCCGTATCTGGTCTAACGCTTGCTTTGCCATGTTGGTTCCTTACGGTTCTACAGGCCAGTCCTCGTCTGCTAGGTTAGGCCATGCGTCTGAATCAGTTAGGTCACGTAGTTCCTGACGGTACGTAGCCCATGCAGTCTTAGCTTCATTCGTCAGTGGACTGTCGTTCATCTGTGTCCAATCAGTATCAGCTAGTAGCTTATCACGAGTAGTACGATGACCTTCAGCAACTTTAGCATCTAACCCTGCTTGGTATGCTGCTTCATGCTCTGCCTTGGTTGTCGTAACCCCATCCT